GCTAAATTAATTCCTGGATTATAGGCTATTGAAGCTAATTTAAATCTAACTGTGTAACGTTTAGTTCTATCTAATCCAGTTATATTAGGAAATACTAAAGTATCTTTTTCAATAGAAGAACTACCAATACCAGTACCTAATAATCTATAAGCAGTATCTAAAGAAGCATACTGAAGTTCATTAGCAGGTAAATCTATTGCTGAAGAATTACCTCCTGTATAGTTAGAAAATGTACCTGGTATTCTGGTTGGGAACCAGGTGCAGGTATCTTCCATTGTACAGTAACGGATTGGGGTTTGGGCTGATATTAAATTGCTAATTAGTAATAATACTAAAAATAACCTTTTTATTAACATTTGTCTTTATCTGATTTTTGTGTACCAAAATAATATGAGAATATCATTAAGGTTAAAGTTTTAATTAATTCGAATAGTTGATGATTTTGTTGTTCATCTAACAATTTGACTTGAAACGCTATTGTTTTATCAACAATAAATAAAGCAACTAATGAAGCAAATATCATTAAGATGAATCTAACTAAAACATCTTTAGTTGTATTAACAAATAATTTATTTACTGACCATACCGAGAAACTAATAAAGGTTAGAGCCAGTAAGATCCCGAGGATCATTATAAATGTATTCTCAGAGCTAAACATTATTTTAATTTATCAATATCCTCAATTAAAGGTAAGTCAAAGTAGATAAATTGTTTTCTCCAATCAACTAAATTTTTACCTCCACTATGTAAAAGTTGATGATACTTACTCATTTCTTTTTTAGATAATTTAGTTATTTGAACAACTCCTTTAGTACTAAATTTTATTTTATATAGACTTAAATCTAGAGTATGAATTTTATCATTATAAAAATAAATAAAAGTAGGTTTATACGCCCAATCTTTTATTAAACTAGATAATGAATCACAATCAGATTTAGGTTTAATAGACTTTAAACTATCTGTTTCTTTTTTATAATTATTAATCTGGGTAGTATTTAAAGAAATATTAGTTTTTAAACTATCAATTTCTTTTTTCATTGAGTCAAATCTGATGTTAATAGCATCAGCTTGTTTAACAGTCATAATAACAACTGTGTCTTTGCCTTCTGTTTTAATTATCGGGTATTTCTTCAATTGGCACAGTGATCTTGTACTCACGAATAAAAACATCAGGAGTATCCACAGGCTTAATAATAGGGTTTTGCTTTTTTGGCTCATATTTTTCAACTTTAGGTTCTAATTCAGATGTTAATGAGTCTGTCATAACCTTCAGCTGTTGATTTTCTTGGGTCAATTTTTTATTTTCTTGTTTTAAAACTTTATTAGTTTTGACTAGTTTAAAATTATTGTCAACTACATCAACATGACCAGAACCTGCTTTAAATGTTCCCAATGATCCAACTCCTAAAATAGCTGCTAATACTCCAAAAAGTATAAGATTTTGTTTTTTCATTATTTTACACTTTTATACATTATAAAATCTTTAAGATCCTGTAATGCTTTTGTATTATTATCTAAAGAAGATTTCATATTATTAGCATCATTTCTAATATATGTATTCATCTCTTTTTGTAGTTCCTCTACTTGAGATTTTAATCTATCTTCACTTTCAATTTGTCTTTTAAGTAAAAACCAAAGAGCAGCACCTAAACCTAAAGTAATGACACCTAATGCTCCATATTGAGTTAAAGTTTCAAATACTCCAAACGATTCTACTTGTAGAAGTATCATAATTATTCAGTTATTTCTTCAGTGTTGTTTGATTTTTTATTAGTAGTAATATATTTGTCTATAGAGGCAATACCAAAAGATCCTAATGTGATCCAAAGGAATCCATTAAATACAAATTCATGTATTGGCATTTCTCTGCCTAAGTATCCTGTTACTAAATCAACAATTAAAGTTAAAACCATCATTAAAAAAGAAGCAAAACCTACAATTGATTTTTCATTAATGTCGTTTTCATCCTTAAACATTTTAAGGAGAAATTCTTTAAGTTTGTTGTTTGTCATAGTGTTTATTTATTTCTAAGTTCTTTTTCTAATTCATCAATTTTAGCTAATAATCTATCTTTTTCGGCTAGATTTCTTTTAATAAACATCCAACCTAAAGCGCCTAAAGCTAATACAATTAGTCCAAGTGCTCCATAGTTAACTAATTGCTCAAAAACACCAAAATTTTGCACTGCTGTTGTTGTTACTACTGTTGTATCCATTTTTATATTATATTATTTTGTTTTGCCCCATTTTTTACCTTTACCTTTTGTTTTACATTGAGCAGGTGTAGGACGACATGAAGGATATTTAGCGCGTTTTTCACCTTTTTTTCTACCACATGCTTTACATTTACCATCTCTACAGGTATTACAATCTACCCATCCACCTTCTTTACCTGGTGTACCTTGACGTTTGAACCATTTATGGAGTGATTCGTCTTCTTTTAAATCTTTCCAAATATCACCTTTACGGCATCTAACAATAGAACCAGATTTATAAGCAGAAGGCTTATCATATTTGCGATCAGCAATGCGTTTACAACGATCAGCTTTTTTCTTTTCTTCTAAAAGAATTTGCTTTAATATGTCTATTAATTTCATTATATACCAATATTAAGTAATTTTGGTTCAGCTTTAAAAGCAACAACTCCTTTAATTTTTTTAATATTATCTATAATTTGTTGAATATTACTTTCATTAAACTCATTTGTCGCTCTTAAATAAGGATATGGATCAATCTTAACAGTTAAAACATCATATTGATATCCAGGTTTTGCTGATGCTGGAGTATATTCATTAGAATCAATAGTAGTGATTCCGGTTATTGATCTAATATCTGATAATATTTGAGTTTGAGTTTTTATGTTTGTATTTGTAATTAGTTTACCTTCAACTTTGTAAAGTCTAGAAGCAGAACTCTCACGTAAAGTATTACGTATTTCTTCTTTAATAAGTTCTCTAAATTCTTTACGAGTCATTAGCTTAAATACTTAAGTTTATATAAAGTAGAATTTACTAATTCAACAATGGTATCAATTTGATTTTCTAAATATGAATCTGTAATTCCTTGACGGAGTTCAGCTATAGTCATACATAAAGCTTCAAAATATTGAATTACTTGTTGTTTATTAGTATAATTCATTATATTAAAACCTGTATAACCATTTATAATTCCATATTTACCTTGATAGCTTTCTACAAATCCATCAACTAAATCTACAATACCATCATAGTAATCATTTAGAGCTTTATGCTCAGCAAATGAAGGTGTTTGTAAATGAAAAATATGCGCTTGAGTTCTCGAGTGCATTAAATATGATACTAATTTTGAGCAGTGTTCCATATTACCAATATCCTGAAAATGTTGTGTTAAATCCTAATGCTTTAGCATAACGAGGTAAACGACAGCTCCAATATGAAGCTTTTGTTTTATCTTTCTTTTGAGCACAATTATGACGTTTAGCAAACGCTTGACGTGCTTTTGGGTTATTTAATTTAGCTCTTAAACCACCTCCAGCCATACCAAATGATACTTTTTTAATACGCTTAGATTTTGGATCGCGAACATATACATAAAATTTTTTAGAACCACCGCGTTTTGGTTTACCTAAAGCAGGTGTTTTCTTTTTTTCAGCTTCATTTACTCTAGTTAAATGACTGTATTCTTTATCTAATTCATATCTTCTTAAGATACTAGGTATTTGATCAATATTTTTATCAAAAATAGCTTGTTCTACTTCATAATAAGCATCGCCTCTACCATAGTCTTTTTCAATAGCTTTAAGTAATTCTATATAAGGAAGCATGAAAACACTAGTAGTAAACTCAACATCTTCTTTACCACCTAATTCAGAATCATTCTCCATTAATAAAAGATCTAAGGGTACTTTTTTACCCTCATAAACTCCCCACTTTCCTAAATCAGTTTCAGTGACTAATTCTTTATCAATATCATTTAAATAAATTATTTTATTTTCATATAACTCACGAGCTTCAGCCCATAAATTTAAAAAAGCTTCTGATCCATATCTAAATGTATTTTCAGTAATAGCTAATTTATTGTTAATATGATATTGTATATTTTCTGATATAGTTGGTTTAGTATTTAGACTTTCATTAAGTACAGGTCCGGGGTTACCAACATTTTCACATGAATGGCAACCACAGTTACATTTGTCTTTTTTAGGAGGTGTAGATAAAGCTTCCTTAATAAGACGTGATATACGTTGAGCTGTGTTTTGATTCATAATTATAAATATTATTGTAATATTAAAGCATTACTAGGTACTGAATCTGTAATAACTATTCTAAAATTGGAATCACCTTTACTAGGAGATTTTGTTATTAATTTAGGTAATTTTCCAGATTGAGGAGGAGTAGCATCAAATCTTTGATCTTCTCTTCTTTTTCTGAGTCTGAGATAAAGATTTTTTTTACTAATTTCTTCAGGAGTTAAAAGATTAGTATTTTCTATAGTTAAAGTATTTTCATCTAAAGAAGATTGTACATCCATAGGGCCTATATAAATAAAATCAATAGGACCACCACTAGATTCATTTCCTTTAATTATATTAATAGCTATATCATCTGGTATTTTAAAATATATATCTGGTAATGGATCTCCGGTTTTAAGACCTTTAGATATTAGTTCTTTATAAGCTTTATTTATAAAATTATCAACTAAATTAGGGTCAATAGTTTTTAAACCTGTTAAACCTCCACCTGCTAAAGATGGACTAGAAGGACCTTTCATTGAAATATTAATGTCTCCTTTAGAAGAATTTAAAATTACATCAGTTATAGGTTCTTTACCAGCGTCTGTTGGTTTAGTATATTTTTCAGCACCTGTTATATTATAAAGAGTTTTATTTTTAAACTTAACAGCTATAGGACCATCAGCAGAAGCATTTTTTATAATATTAATAAAAGCTTGTTCTTGTCTTTCAAATTTTTTTCCAGCTTCAACTAATTCTTTTTCCTCATTTAGATCAATATCTAAACTTTCTAATAGGTCAGCTAAAAGATTGATATCCTGCTCATTGTTTAAGTCAGGATATCCTTTTGGAAATTTATAAGAATATTTTTTAAAAAATAAATCTAATGAATTCATTATGCTGGGGGTGTTTCTTCTGCTGGTGTTTCCTCAGCTGGTGTTTCAGGAGCAGAAGTTTCAGGAGCAGCTTGTTCAGCTGGAGCCTCAGTTTTCTCAGGAGCGGGTTTAGCTCCATAAGATAAGATTCTAGCTATAGCTTCTATACAATTCTGCTCTTCACTTATATTTAATAAATAATATTTTTTACCTTCAACTTTAGCTATCCAAGTTCTATCAGTATATATAAGATAAAAAACTTGATCATTACCTAAAACAATACGAAAAGTTGTAGGACGAGGAGCAACCCACTCTATATCTTTTAAAAAGAGTTCATATTGATTTGTTAATAACTTAACAATAGTATCTTTAAGAGTAGGAAATTTAACTAGAACAGGAAATCTCTCATCATCTAATGAAACTACTGAAGGGCTATCTAAATCTACTTCAGTTGATTTAGTAGTATCTGAGTAAATAGATTTTACTAGATTCTTAATTTTATCTTTTAGTTCACTTCTGGTCATTAGATATGTTTACTATATATGAGTAATCTTCCATAGTTAAAGTTTTACCTTGTTTAGATAACTCAATAATTTTTTCAGCTACTTTATGTAAATCCATATCTGTTTGAGCATCTTCTTTAGAGTATTCCATAATACGAATTAATAAAGGAACATCTAAAGTTATAGTATCAATTGGATTTTCTTTTGTAGGAGCATTAGTTAAAGCTTTTTTAATTGCTTCTTTAACGCGTTGTTTATTTTCTTTCATAGCAACTGATTCTGCTCTTTTAAAAGCCGCTCCGGTCATTACACTCTCGGCATCAGCTCCATATTTTTTGACCCAAGAATCTTTATTCTTTTTATATTGATCAAAAAATTGTTTTTGAAGAGCTAATACTCGAGGTGTAGGTTTTGCCATTACTTTACTTTTGCTTCAGCAACTGAGGCTTTATTGTAAGCAGATACAAGTTTTTTTAACTCACTTAATGCTTTACGAGCTCTTGCTTTAGCTGCTTTTGATTTGTCTTCGTGATTTGTTTTAGCGGTTTCATATAACCCACTAATTTGTTCAAATAGTTCTTGAGTTGTCATAATTTTTATTTTTTTTTATTGTTTAACACCAAAATCTTTTTTTATAATTTCTACAGCCGCCATTAAATTATATAAATCATATATATCATCCATATGAGTTTTTAATAATTCTACATAATGTTTAACTACAGCGTTACTTCCTTTTTCTTCTTCATAATCATCAGCATAATCATTTGGGTTGAAAGTAGGTCCATCATCTCGCTTACCAAAATCTTCAGGATCACCTTGTATTTCAGCTATCTGCTGTCCTACTACTTGTGTTCTAACTAACATAGTAATAGTATTACCAATTTGATTTACTAACTTTTCATCACCTAATGCTTTAGCATTAGCTAATGCTTTACTTAATGAATCTTGAATGGTTTTAACTTTAGGATCAATATCAATTTCATCAGTTGAAGCAGGAGCAATGGTATCGGATGGAGTATCCATATTCATTCCCATATCTATTATATCTTCTTGAGGTGCTACATCAGCCTCTTTTTTCTTTTTCTTTTTAGCCTCACCTAATGAAGAATGTACTAATTCTTTAATCTTATCTTTAAGTGAAGATTCAGTTAAAGATTGAGGATTATTTTCAGTAATTGCTTTACCAAAAGCTAATTTTTGCATTTTTTCAAATTGGTTATTCATCTAAATATATTTTTATTATAAATATGGAAAAATTTTAGTTCTTTCTACTGTTTAAATAATCAGTTAAAATACTGCCAATAGCACCAATTTTTTGTCTAACTAAGATCCAGTCCTCTAATGTTAAAGCATATGGTTCACCATAATATGCTATAACTAATGAGCCTATAAAATTATCATGTAAATCGTGTACTGCTAGTATATAAAAAGATTTAGTTTTATATTGTTTGCCTTTAACAGGAAAAATACCACAATCCAAATTATTATCACTAGTGTCAGTAATTACTATTTCACCTTCTTTATATAGAAGTGAAAATATTTTAGGGAATAATGAGACTGGAATATTTTGAAATATTTCTTTAACAGATGGGGCTTTATCTGTTAAACGCTCATAAAATATACTAAATTTTTTAATTGATTTACCTGTTGGATGGAAATGACCACCATTGTGAAATTGGGCTAAACACAATCTATCACAGTTAAGTTCTTCCATAAGAATCTCTAACTGTTTATCTATTTTTTCATCTGTTATAATAGCCTCACCCAGTACATCTTGTTTTCTTTTAGGAAAGAATTTTAATTTTATCCATTCAAAAATAGTGGGTCCTATTATTGAAGTTATTAGAGCTGCTACAACAGCGGCTATAATTGGTACATTACTCATAAATTTACTTTTTTAAACTTTGTAAGTATTTAATTGTTTCTTCTTTGTTTTCTAACAACTTTTTCTTTGAAGAACCAACCCACTTCTCAACATCACCCGCCTCAGTAATATATGATTCATTTGAGCCATTTATGACTTCATCTATCCAAGTACTATAGTCTGTAATTAAATGATCTAAGTCAGAGTTAATTATGTTTTTTTCGTATTCTTCCCATAAACCCATTTTACGTATATCTGTTTCAAAATCTACTTGACAATTAAAACAGCGTTTATATTGAATATAGAATAATTTATCATGTTTATTTTTCATTAAATTAGAACAGCAAGGACAAAATAATGGAAGAGTTACCTCTTTTTTAGCTTTATCTAATTTAGTAATATTTTGTTTGATACCGTTTTTGATAGTCCACTGTCTTCCATCTTCTTCCCACACATCACCTTCTTCATGAAATTCTTGTTTTTTACTATAACCTATACCACCAGCTGTTCTTTCACCTTGTTTACCTGTCATCAGGTTACGAAGGCGTTGAACATCAGCTGATTTAAAATCTTTTTTTAAAACGTTTTCAGACATAAATTTTATTTTAATAATTTTTTAATCATATTACGAACTTTAACTTCTTCAGTTACAGATTCTTTACTCTCTAAACCATATTGTATATTAGCATTTCTCATAACAGTATCAATAATTTTTTCTGTTATTTTTTTAGTAGGATTACCAGCTGATGGGAAAACTAATGTATCTCCAACTACTTTCCATTTAAGTAATTTGGGGTTAGTTGCTATAGTTTTAATAAAAGCATCAATAGCTGCTTTAGTTTTCATAGGAAATGGTTTACCTCTTTCTTTCTCAGCTTTAATTTTAGCAAAACGTTGACTAGGTCCAAAGTGATCTTCAACTGCTTTTTCAATATCTGCTTTAGTATTTCTTAAATTAGAGATATATTCTCCATAATTTCCTATTTTTTCAAGAGCTCCTATAGCATCAGCTACTGTACCTGAGAGTGGTGTTAATACTAGATCATAAGTAACAATATCTTTAGTTGTACCTCCACCAACAGGTGTTTCTTCTTCTTGTTCTACTAATTTGTATTTATATTTGTTCATAGTCCTAATGCTTCTAATTCTTTTATTGTTTGTCCTGTTGATGTAAATAATATACCAATTCCTCCAGCCGCATTCCATTCACTAATAGTATCTGCTCTATCGTCTATAAGTATTTTATTTTTACCTGAATAATCCTGTTTATTACTTCTTTTCGCTAAAACTAATTTAGTTCCTGGGGTATTTTCTTTAACCCATAATTTTTTACCATATCTAGATGAATAATCTGATGAAGGAGCTGATAGTAATGTTGGATTATATTTTGAGATATAACTCCATAATTTTTTACCTTCAGGCATCCAAGGAATATTAGACCAAAATTGCATTCCTATTTTATCTATTAATTCCCAGAATTTTTTAGTTCCATATTTTGATTCAAATTCTTTAGGAGACATACCTCCAAATTGTTCAAAACGTCTATCAAAATCACATAATACACCATCCATATCACAATAAATTTTATATTGTGATACTTGAGCTGCTTGCTCTTCCTCTTTAAGTTGACGGTATATATCTGTTAATTTATATTTCACCTTTTAATTGAATCTTCCCAATTTCTAAAAATTATATTACCATTTAGGTACGCTTCTTTTTCCAATTCTTGTAAGTCAGAATCCTCATTAGTATTAGTAGTGTTAACATTGTTTAGTCTACCCTCGTTGTCTTGAATACGATGAATCATTTCATGAGCATAAGAACGTAACACA